TATGTCTCACGTAAACTTTAAAGAAGTTGCATCTTCATCTGCCGCTTACGCTTTGCGTGACGCATTTGACGCAGGTGTAATTGCTAAGATGTTTGCAGGCGTTTCAGCTTCAAGCCCTAACCACATCCTTGGTAGCGACAGTGCTACTGACCTAGCCGCAGGAACTCTTGACGGCACTGGTAACTTGGACATTGGTTTCGGTTCTAACGAGCATGATCCTTTGGATGTCATGGCACACATGGCGCGTCTTCTTGACGAGCAAAACATCCCAGAGGAAGGACGTTGGTTCTTGGCACCACCTAGCTTCTACGAGCAACTTGGACAATCTAGCTCTAAGTTAATGTCTGTAGACTTCAACGCCGGACAAGGTGGAATCCGCAATGGATTGGTATCTTCTGGTAAGCTACGTGGTTTTGATATGTACAAGTCTAACAACGTACCTGCTACTTCTAATGCCGCAGGTCAGATCCTTGCAGGACACATGAGTTCTACTGCAACGGCTCAGACCATTACAAGCACTGAGGTTCTTCGTGACCCAGATAGCTTTGGCGACATCTGTCGTGGTTTGCACGTTTATGGTGCTAAAGTTTTACGCCCTGACGCACTTGTTTCTGCGTTCTACGGTATCGACTAAGTAAGCAATTAGAGAAGGGGGTGTAAAAGCCCCCTGATCTTTAAGAGGTTATAATGGCAATACTTGGAAGCAACACAAAGCCTGTAATGATACAAGGCAGAAGTAAAGGAAAGATACTAGGCGATACAGGAAGTTGGTATAAGCCAGAGAACAAAAAGAAATACGAAGATAACTGGGATGCTATCTTTGGAAAGAAAGAAACTGAAACTAAATCAAAGGCGCAATAAGATATGGCAACAACTTACCTTGAACTAACTAATGAACTTCTTCGTGAACTCAATGAAGTTGCCTTAACTGCATCAACCTTTTCAAGTGCGTTAGGCGTACAGCAACATGTTAAAGACTCAGTAAATAGAGCCTACTTTGATATTATAACTCAAGAACCTCAATGGCCTTTCTTATCTGTTGCAGAAAGTGGCACAGTAGATCCGATGTACGGCAACGTATTTGTTGAGACAGTTATAGGTCAGCGTTTCTTTGAGTTAAAACCTGCTAGTTCTAATATTACAACCGACTACAGTTCAATAGATTGGGATAACTTTTATCTTACTACTGTAGGCGTATCTGGAGAATCTCCTCCGTACATAAGTCGCAACCTTAAATTCTTAACAACTGAAGAATGGAAAGACTTTCGCAGAGTTGGAGAGAACCTAGACGATGCAGACACACAAAACTACGGTGTTCCTTCTGCCGTTATTAGAAGCCCAGACTCACGTAAGTTTGGACTCAGCCCTATTCCCGATAAGGTATACCGCGTTTGGTTTTATGCGTGGAAACTACCAACAAAACTAGTTGCTCATGGCGACAATATAGTTTTCCCAGATTTGTATACTGGTGTTCTACAAGCTAGAGCTAGGTACTATATCTGGCAGTTCAAAGACAATCCACAGGCGGCATCATTCGCATTAGATGATTACAAAAAAGGATTACGCAGTATGCGTTCTAACCTTATTGAGCCTACGCCTACATATATTAAAGATGATCGGATGAGGTATGTTTAATGGCCGCTTCACAACCCTTTGGTATCTCTTGTAGAGGCGGGTTAAATACCAACCTTAATCAGCTTGAAATGCTTGCTCAGCCCGGAGTTGCTACAGAGTTATTAAACTTTGAAGTGAATCCAGATGGCGGGTACAGACGTATAAATGGTTACTCAGCTTTTGGATCTAATCGACCTAACGGTGGTGAAACTGTATTAGGACTTAAAGTTTATGCAGACGGTGTAGTTGTTTGTAGCGGTACAGGTATTTTCTTTAGTGTTGATGGAGCAAGTTGGTTACAGCTAAACAAAGCAAGCGTAGCCAGTGGAGGAGACAACTTCACAACCTTTAGTAACCGTAGCGTAGATGCAAGAACTGGACAAGCCCAAGTAACTTTTACAATCTTTGAAGGCAACAGCGACTACGGTCAGCTTATAATCACTGATGGGATAAACAAGCCTTTCTTATTTAATATGACAGGCACTGGTGGCTTAGCTTCTCGAACATTCTTTGCAGAAGAAGTAACAGTAAGCGGATCAACAGCCCCTACAGTATGTGTTATTCACGACAGCCATTTAGTTGTTGCAGGAGCGCCAAGCGCAAAGAACACAATCTTTTATAGTAATCTTTTAGATCCTAGTGATTTTTCTGGTTCTACAGGTGGAGCTATTGTACTTCCAGATCAAGTAGTAGGCATTAAAAGTTTTCGTAACGACTTAATGATTTTCTGCCGCAACAGTATTCACAAGCTTATAAATATAAATAGTTCTACTAATATTGCAATAGTTCCAGTAACACAAAACGTAGGTTGCCTTAGCTCTCATAGTATTCAGGAGATTGGTGGTGACTTAGTATTCCTTAGCCCAGATGGTATTCGTTCAGTAGCAGGTACAGCACGTATTGGTGACGTTGAATTAGGATCAGTAAGTCGGCAGATACAGTCTGTAATATCTACACTTGCAAAGTCTGTAAATACTTTTACGCTTGCTAGTACAGTACTCCGAAGCAAATCACAATACAGATTATTTTTTAGTCAGGTTGGTGGTGCTTCGTCTATTGCGCTTGGAATTATAGGAACATTAACACCTAACGGTTTTGAATGGTCTGAAACAAAAGGAATACAAGCAACAGGTCTAACATCGGGCTTTAACAAAGATGGCGTGGAAAAAACATTTCACGGAGATAGCAAAGGCTATGTTTATAACCATGACTCAGGCAATGCATTTTCTGATGATGGAACAGCTTTTAATATTTCAGCAAAATATAGCACACCCAATTATGATTTTGGAGACATCGGAACTCGAAAGACTTTGTACTACGTTAAAATATCTGTGTCTCCTGAAGGCGAGATACTCCCGTTTCTAAGACTTCGATATGACTACGAAGACTTAGACATTCCTCAACCTGCACCATATCCCGTAGTAGGAATTCCAATTCCTTCTTCTTTTGGAAACGTAGCGTTTGCAGCAGCAACATTTGGCGGCAGTAAAGATCCAATGTTTAGACAAGCAGTAGAAGGAAGTGGACACGTAACAAACTTTAGAATTACCAGTGATGACCAAAACGCACCCTATGCAATTAACGGCTTGTACGTTGATTACGTCCCATCAGGCAGGAGATAACCAGACATGGCAGGATCAAGTTATACTAGACAAAGCACACTTACAGATGGCGATACAATCACCGCTGCACTTTTTAATGACGAATACAATAAACTTGTATCTGCGTTTGCATACACTTCTACTGGAACTACCGGACATCAACATGACGGTGGAGCAGGAGAAGGTGGTAACATTGAAATTATTGGCGATCAAGATTTCTTAAACAAGCTTGTAGTCGATACCACTAACAACCGTTGGGGATTTTTTGTACAGGTAAGCAGTGCAGCAGTAGAACAGATTCGCATCCAAGACGGTGCAATTGTTCCTGTAACTGATTCAGACATTGACTTAGGTACTAGCTCTTTAGAGTTTAAGGACGGCTTCTTTGACGGAACTATCCATGTAGATACACTAGACGTAGATGCTAACGCAACCATTGCAGGCACTCTAGGCGTAACAGGCAACACAACTGTTGGCGGCACACTAGGTATAACAGGCAACACAACTATCGGTGGAACTCTTGTAGTCACTGGTACTACAACACTTAATGGCGGTACGCTTACTCTAGGTGACGCAGCAAGTGATAATGTTGTATTCGGTGCAGATGTAAATAGTAATATTATCCCTAACACTGACAGTGCATTTGATCTTGGAAGCTCTGGACAAGAGTGGCGTGATCTTTACTTAGATGGTACAGCACACATAGATACACTAGATGTAGATGTGAACGCAACCATTGCAGGTACACTTGGTGTTACGGGTGTGTTGACTGCTTCTTCTTTAGACATTTCTGGAGATATAGACGTAGACGGCACAACAAACCTTGATGTTGTTGATATTGATGGCGCTGTTGACATGGCTACAACGCTTGCAGTTGCAGGCAACGTAGATTTTAATGGCGATTTAGATGTAGACGGCACTACTAACTTAGATGTTGTTGACATTGATGGTGCTGTAAACATGGCGACCACTGCACTGGTTACAGGCGTACTAACCACAACCGCTGCTACTGTGTTTAATGGTGGCTTTGCTTCTAATGCTGATTCTACTCTTGGCACTGATAAAAAAGTCCAGTTCAGAGACTCAGCAATCTACATTAACTCTAGTGCTGATGGACAACTAGACATAGTAGCTGACACAGAAATTCAAATAGCTGCAACTACAATTGATATTAACGGAGCTATCAATGCAAGCGGTGAGATAATCGCTGCATCTCTAGACATCTCAGGTAACGTAGATATTGACGGAACTACTAACCTTGACGTTGTGGATATTGACGGTGCGGTTGATATGGCTTCTACGCTGACTGTTGCAGGTGTTCTAACAGGAGCTTCTTTAGACATCTCTGGCGATATAGATATTGACGGAACTACCAACCTTGACGTTGTGGATATTGATGGCGCAGTTGACATGGCTTCTACACTGACTGTTGCAGGAGTCCTAACAGGTGCTTCCTTAGACATTTCAGGCGATATAGATATTGACGGCACTACTAACCTAGACGTTTTAGATGTTGACGGTGCAACAAACTTTGCAGCCGATGTAACCTTTGCAGATGGTGCAGACATTATCACGGCATCAGCAGGCACAAGTAACTTCCGCGCAGGTGTCAACGCAGGCAACTCCATCGCAAGCGGTGGTAATTATAATACTGTCGTGGGCGATGAAGCAGGTACGGCTTTGACTACGGGTGACGGCAATGTTGCGGTGGGCTTTGAGGCTCTCAAGACTGAGGATGCTAATGGTGAAAGTACTGCCGTAGGATACCAAGCGTTAAAAACTCAAAACGCTGGAGCGTCAGGTCTTAATACCGCAGTAGGTTATCAAGCAGGTTTATCAGTCACCACAGGCGTTCAAAACACCCTCATCGGTGGTCTTGCAGGTGAATCTTTTACTGATGCTGATAGAAATGTAGCCGTGGGGTATGCAGCGTTATTTGACGATACGTTAGGCAGTAAATCTGTAGCGGTGGGTAGTTTCGCCTTAAATGCTCAAAACTTTACTTCGGCTACAGATGCTTTTAATACTGCTGTTGGGTATTTCGCAGGTAGTGCAGTAAGCACAGGCGTTCAGAATACCCTTATGGGCGCTAATGCAGGTGATGCTTTAACGGATGCTGATTTTAATGTGGCGATTGGGTATAAAGCACTTGGTGCGGATACGTTAGGTAGTCGTAGTGTTGCTATTGGTAGAGCAGCCTTGACAACTCAAAACTTCACATCTGCAACAAGTGCTTATAACACTGCTGTGGGGTTTGGTGCGGGATCATTAATTACCACGGGCGTTCAAAATACAATTATTGGTGGTGATGCAGGTGATGCGATTACTACTGGCAGTTATAACAACGCTTTTGGATACAATTCATTAACCACTGACACGACAGGAGAGCAGAACTCAGCCTTTGGTCGTTACTCGCTTTACTTAAATACTACAGGTTCAGAAAACACGGCTATAGGCAATCACGCTTTAAACTCTAATACAACCGCAGACAACAACACAGCAGTTGGATACTTTTCTTTATACGCAAACACCACAGGCGCTCTTAATACTGCAATAGGTGTTAATACTTTAGATGCTAATACTACAGGAGCAAGAAATACTGCTCTTGGGGAGTTTGCACTCTCAGCTAACACAACGGCAAGTTTTAACACAGGATTGGGTTCTTCTTCTTTAGGATTAAATACCACAGGTGCTTCAAATAC